CAACCAGGTGGAGTATTAGGCGGAGGTAATCAAGGTGGATATGCTGGATACGGAGGTTACGGAGGAGGAGGTATGGGTATACCTGGAGCTGGAATAGTAGGAGGAATAGGTAGAGGTATAGGTAGAGGTATAGGTGGAGCAGGACAAGGTGCAGTAGGTCTTCTTGGTTATAATCATGTAACAGGGGAGCCAATGTATGGAACTCCACTTCCTCCAGGAACAGGTCCTTATGGAAACATAGCTCCTGCTGGTGGTAATCCTTTAGGCGTTGTTTCTCCAGGAGGAGTTTCTGGCGCACGTCGTCTTGAGGGTATGAAATCTGCAGAGTTAACACGAGACATGATGAATGTGATTTTACCTACAGAACGTAAATACTCAGAACAAGCTAAGAGAGATGAGTTTGCAAGAGCAATTGCTGCTGCAGGTATTCGAGAGAATATAGCTACTAACGCATCAATGAGAAGAAGGGCTCAAGAGGCTGCATTTAATATGGGTCAGTCAGCTGCTCAAGGAGCTAGTAACGCATTAGTTTCTCAATTCCAATACACTTAATATGGAAGAATTATTACGTCTACTACCTCTTTTAGAAGGTATTAAAACTGAAGATATTGTTCCAGAAAGGACAGCATATAAAGTAGAGACACCAGCTTCGGTATATTTTGAACCTAAAGGTTCAGTCGAAACGGTCCTTGAGACTGTTAAAAAAAATGCAGTAGATAAATTATTAGATAACATTTTTCCTTCGAGGCGTGGAACGATAACTGATTATGGGTATGTGAAGAGGAATGCAAACATAAGTAAGCCACGTGTAGAAGATTACACAACTGAAGAACTCAAGATTCCTGAAGGAGCAGCGACACAAGAAAGAGGTAGTGGTTTAAATAAAGGAAATGTTTTAGTTGGACAAGATAGGCCAACGGGATTAGGTGGAGTACTTGCAGGTATTGCTGATTTAGGTACTTTTGGTATTTGGGATTTTGATCAAGAAGGTAATTTATTTGGTGGAGAACATGGTAGATCTGGATATGGAAGGAAAGCTCCTAAAGAAACAGAAAAGTTTGATTCGGAAGCTTATCAAACTGCTGTGAATGCATACAATAATGAAATATTGACTGGAAACCCATTAGGTGATTTAGTAGATACTTTGAATGTTTTACAATCAGCAGGGGTTACGCAAGCAAATGTAAATAGAGAGCAGTTAGTAAGAGATGCTGCAGTAAATCAGGAGATTCTTAAGAACCAGCTTCAACAGGTTGGAGATTTTGACTTAGCTTATGCAAAGGAACTTGCAGATAATCAAATAGGGAGACAGAAGAGATTAGCATCAGCAGCTAATATTGCTAAGACACAAGCAGAGGCAACAGCTGCTTTAGCTGCATCAGCCTCTCCACAAGCAAATCTTATAAATTTCCGTATGGTTTAGCTTTTAGTTAATTACTAGTAAAATAAAGAGATCAGAAAATAATTTAAAATGGCAGGATTAGATTACATGTCACTAGCAAGCTCACCATTAGATACTTGGAAAAACAATACTGAAAACAATGAGTTTGCAAAAAGTTCATTTGATTGGGAACCACAAGACTTAAATGTACAAGCGACACCTGATATGACTCCTGCCACATGGGCAGCATATAATCAGTCACTTCAGCAACAGAATGAATATATGATGAAATTAGGTTCAGAAATCGACGCAATACAAAAAGAGTTTTACACTACGCAAGACATTAGAAAAGGTCAGGCATTAGGACAAGAGACTCGTATGGGATATGAGACTTTAGGAGAGCAAGATAGAGCTGCTAGAACAGTTTCTGGAGAACAAGATAGAGCAACTAAAGCGGAAGGAGGTGCTCAAGACAGAGCGCTTGCAAGAGTTGGTGGACAGGAGGAACGTGCAGGCTTTGCAGAGCAAGGATCACAGAATCGTGCTACTGCAAGAGTTGAAGGACAAGAAGAAAGAGGAATTGCCGCTGAAAGAGGAGCGCAAGAACGTGCAGGGATGAGAGTTTTAGGACAAGAAGATAGAGGCCGGACAGCAGAAGAGGGAGCACAGAGCAGAGCAGGTCAAAGAGTTGCAGGAGAGGAGTTAAGAACAACTGAGTTGCAAAGAGAGCAGTTCCGTCGCTATAAAGAGAATACAGACTACGAACAGGGTCAACGTGCAGCAAGGGCTTACTGATTGGTTAGAATCTTTAACTTCTAAAGATAGAGAATGTTTTTTAGCTTTTTGTAAAAATACTTCTACACCTACACTGATTTATATTTACGCAAGATTTCTTGGCTATACAGGAAGTATTGTTGATTGTGATAAATGGTCTCAAAAGAAATTTAAAAAAAGAAATTTCCGTATTGTCTTAGAGACAGAAATAGATGCAATGCAAGAAGATATTGCGAATTTAAGAGAAGGTATAAAGATGGGTTTAGTTAAGCAAGATATGGGAGCTGCAAGGATTGCAATGTTACAAAAGGAATTGAGAGGAGCAATTAAACAATTAGATGATGCAAAGTTACTTATGGATAAACAAGGTTTAATACTTGCTGGTGCAGATAGAGGATTACGTGAGATGTTATCTATTTTTAGAGATGATCCAATTGAAGGACCATTACAAGAAGCATCTATGGCAGTTTGGACAAAGATATTACAGGAAGAAAGTTAGAAATTCTTAGGCTATGCTACGTGCATGGCAGGTACAAGTATTTATAGCGTTTATCGCAGAACTGCGAGAGCCGCTGCTAAACAACAAGTTGTTAAAAAAACATCTTCCGTAGATGTTGAGAAAGCTAGAACAGATTTTGCATATTTCTGTGATGTTGTTGGTGATAAACCTCCAGCAACTCATCATAAAGAATGGCATCGTTATTTATGCACCGGAGATGACAGTGAGTGTTTAGTTGGAATAGGTGGACCAAATATCGATATTTTAGCTCCACGAGGAAGTGCTAAGTCAACAATTTTAGGTCTGTATACAGCTTGGTCTGTAGGAATTCATGCTGTAAATAAACAACCATTAAAAGTTTTATATATTTCATATACGGTTGATGTTGCAAGACCTAAGAGTGCAGCAATTAAAAGAATCATAGAGGAGAGTAAAACGTATAGAGAAATATTCCCTATGGTGAAAATAGCTAAAGGAATTAATTCAAATGAGTATTGGAGTATTGATTGGAAATTTGCAGGAATTAAATCTACTGGTGAAGAAGAATTTACTGTTTGTTGTGCAGGATTGAAAGGTGCTGTGACATCTAAACGTTCACATCTTTGTATTATTGATGACGCTATCAAAAGTGCTGATGATATTAAAAATAGAGATATACGTCAGGCAATGGAAGATAACTGGAATTCAGTTATTGTTCCAACTATGTTTGAAGGTGGAAGAGCTATTTGTTTAGGAACTCGATTTCGTCATGATGATATACATCAAAGTACTTTTACTAGATCAAATGATTGGGTTCAGATAGTACAATCTGCTATTACTGTTGATAAGAACGGGGAAGAGATTTCATATTGGCCAGAAATGTGGTCTTTAGAGTATTTACGAGATAGGAGAAGACAAGCTCCAGTTGCATTTAGTTTTCAGTATCAGAATCAGATCGTTCAAACAAGTGAGTTATCTCTATCACCAGATTTAATAGTAAAAGGTTCGATAGCAACTGAATTTGATTCAATGGGAATAGGAGTTGATTTATCAGCAGGAGTAAGAGAACAGAATGATTTCACTGTTTTTGTTATGGGAGGAAGAGTAGGAGACAAAATTCATATTATTGATTGTAAAAGGCTAAGGATAATGGGGAATCTAGAAAAATTAGAAGCTTTAATGGAAATGATGGAAGAATGGGGAGTTGTTCATAAAGATGGAACAAATTATTTTCCAACAGGAAGTTCTATACATGTTTGGTCTGAAGCTGTTGCATATCAGGCATCATTAGAAGCTGATTTCAAAAGGATATGTCAAGGTGAGCATGGTCTTTACAATGTTTTATGGCATGCAGTAAAAGGATTCAGAGGAGATAAAGTTGCACGTTTCAGAGGCATTATGGGGCTTTTTGAGCAAAGAAAAATCATATTTAATAAATATCGTAGGTTTGGTCCTTTAAAAGATGAGATTATAAATTTCGGTGTTAGTTCCCATGATGACTGTGTTGATGCTCTCGTTTGGTTATGCAATGGATTAATGACCAGAGGAAAACTAGAGTTAGAGTATTGACGATTTAAACTAGAATTACAAACTTTCAATGTCTACTAGTTATCCAGTTATAGAAATTGAGCAGGATGCTTACGGTTCTGTCGTCATTCCGCTTTCTGATGAACTCTGCCATGACATGTCTCTTCAACCTAGTGAGAGATTTACTGTCGAAGTGGAAGGAGATACTCTTACTCTCGTTCGTCTTCACGCTGGTTACACCATTGAAGAATAGATTAAATCTTAATTACTCATGAGTGATAGTAATACTAAGTCTGCAATTGATTCTATGGTCAAAGCGGTCATAGACCGTGATGGCAATAGCACAGCAGATACGATGCTGATTAATGCCCATTTATCTCAAATGAAGATGTTTGGGATAAGGCAAGGAGTTGAATTCTTTCCTGAACAAGATAATTTAGGTACGCAACGTTTTGATTTTATTCAACAGGTAATTAAGTTTAATAAGTTAGATGCAAGATTAGATTCTATTTGGGATAGATTTTTAGCTTATGGTAAAGGTTTATTTTATATAAGACCTTCAAGAAAAACGTATCGTATCTATTGGTTTGATAAAGATGCATATAGGACGTATTACACACCAGAGGGGGATTTAGAAGAAGTAATTATCATCTACCCTTATAAAGTTAAAAAGAAGAAAGGGATAAATGCAAACTTATCGACTAATACTGATAAGCGTTATATGCGTTTACGTATTACTCCTACTGAAATAGAAGAGTTTCATAGTGAACAAGAAATAACGTTTGAGCAAGAATATAGCGAAGTAGGAATGTTAGATAAGAAGATAGTAGAGAACACAATGGAATTTATTCCTTGTGTAGAAGTTTTTAATAATCCTGATGCATTTGGTACAGAAGGTACAGGAGAATTTGAGTGGTTAGCTAATCAGATAATCGCTCATGATGAGATGGTTAAAAACATCAGAGCAAACCTATCATTCTTTGGTAATCCGACTTTATTATCTTCTCGACCTAAGCAAGATATTGTTGAAAGTGCTGCAGATGGTGAAGTACAACGTCCTAGTATTTCAAGTCAATCTGGATTTCAATCTGATTTCAACCTTTCTAGTTCTACGTATAAACAAGATCCTACAAGTAGGACTCAGCCTGGTTACATAGGAAGACCTGGTAGTGGCATGAGAGTACCTCGTGTTATTGCGAACTTAGAGCCTTCAGACAGAGTTGGATTCATTACTCCAGATGCTGTTAGTACTGACCAAGCTAGGTATGCTGAACAGCTACGTAGTGAATTACGTCTTGCTCTAGGTGGTATAGATGACTTAAGTATCTCTAACGTAACCGCAACTGAGATTAAATCGGCTTATGGACGTGTTAGTGCTACTGCTAAGAAGAAGTGTTTACAGCTTTATACCTATGGTATTTGTAAGTGTTTTGAATTAATAATTTTCCAAGAAGAGCAGTTATTTAAGAAGTCACTTGCATTTGTTTCAGGAATTAAGTATCCAGTACTACCTGAAGATATAAATGATAAGAAACAAGTAGATAAATATGATAAAAGTAAATTTAATTATGAGAAGAAGTTAAAACAAGCACTTGACGGGGTTTTAGAAACAGGTGATATTCCTGATGGAGTAGTGGGCCTTGCACCAGATGGTGACAGAAGTGTGTTATGGAGATGGATGGGGCCTGTATATGAAGATACTGCACAGGATAAATTGAATCAATCTATCTTTACTAGAAACTTACAAGAATTAGGCGTTGATAGCATAGAAGCACTGAAGTACTTATTTCCTTCCAAAACGGACGACGAGATTGCAGGGATGCTCTCTGGTTATCCGTTCCGAATGGTTGGAGAAGTACAAAGAGCGCTCTCTGCTTTCATTGATTTAACTAATCAAGAGATGAGAACGCCACACCCGCAGCAACCGAATTTACCGATGGCTGCGGACCCAAGATTGGATCTCACTCCATTCTTATACAGAACACTCGAAAATTTACAAAAGGAATTAACCTATGGCGGACGATATCGCAGTTCCGACCCAATCGGCACCCCAAGTATCCCAGACCCAGCCGACCAGCTTCGGGGCTCCGGTAGCGCCCGTGGCTCAATCAGCGGCACAGGCACCAATAGTGGGAACGTCTCCCCAATGGGTGGCAACCTCCCAGCCGATGGCGGCACCAGCACCAGCAGTGCAAGCGCAGATGGGCGTACAGACACCCCAATACAGCCCTACACCGTCAAGCTACCAGACACCCCAGGCAACCCCACAACAGGACAATCCATACAAGGAGGCGTTCAACAAGGTCGTCGGACTCCTGAGTTCTCCAGTCCAGTTCCCGTTCCAGGGTCAACAATCGACTCAGACTCCAGCAGTAGGCCAGGGCAGTTACGCTTCCCAACAAACAACCCCATTCAACAACGCGGTAGCGCCGACCTCTACTCCTGGGATCAACAGCAACCAGGGCTTCTCCAACGGCTCTTCCCAAACTTCTCTTCAGAGTCAACAACAGGCTCCAAAAATAAGCGAGGCAAGTCTTCAAGTCGTTGATCATTTTGGTCCTGACGCACCTGCTATTCTTAATGACTATTCATGTAAGCTAGAAGATTCTTTATCTAAGACTACTGGTCAATTACAGAAAGGAGTTAATTTACTTAAGCAGTTGAATACTGAGCATAAAGCATATAAGCAAATTCTTACTAACCCAAATATCCTTGCAAATTATACAACTAAGTTTTTCGGTCCACAGGGTCCATATCCTGTAGCAAAGGCTCAAGCTGCACAAGCTGCGAGAACTGCTCCAGGTGGCACAGTAGGCCAACGTCCAGCGACACAAGCACCTGGAAGACCAGCACCAACTGCACAACAAGTTGCTGCAGCTAGACAACAACAAGCTGCTGCTCAAGCTGCTGCTGGCCAGAGACCTGCCCCACAGAGACCTCAAATGCCTGCACCTCCAAGCCCACAAGCAAAGGGAACACCTACTGACTTCTGGAATAGCTTTGGAAGCGCGTCAGATAGAGATCCTCAGAATGCGTGGAAGTATTTAAATGCTGCCCAGCAAAATCCTGAGATCTTCCGTCAAAAGCTCCTCGTAATGGAGTGATCCATTAAATAAAGGGGGTAGTTAGTTCTGCCCCTCTTTTTATTATCAATATCCAAATGGACGAACAAAAAGCATTAGAAGCATTTTTAATGGCTCAAGAAGCCGAAAGATTGATGGCAATGCAACCTCCTTCACAAAATGCATTACAGCCTCATGGACAGAATATGGGAGCCATTGGACACCCTAATGGAGCATTACCTCCAGGTCCTTATTCTGCATATAACAGATCTTAAGTAGACATAACTTATATAACGGCATTGATAAACCTTTGATATAATTATTGATAATGGAATCTCTATTCCAGAAATAGAGGATTTTGTTCCTCTGGTATCAGCAAACCTGCGCTGAAATAACCAAATGTTTATTGATAATGATTTTCCGAAGCTGTTAGGTGCGGAGCTTTATAGGCCCCACCCAGCTTATATCGTGGAGATGGCATCTGAGCCTGTAGTGGTTCATGACTTCACGAAACAACCTGGACAAACGGTTCAACTTGACCGTTACAGGTTCTTCGGCAATCCAGGAACAAAGACAAGCCGTGAGCGTACTCAGGATCAAACCATAGGTACAGCAAACAGCAGGTCTATTGTTAAGGATAAAGTTCTTGTATCTCTTCGTGAGTATACAGGTCCAGCCGATCCAAACAACACCAACCTCCCTAGCACTTTCAAAATTGCTCGTGAGACGTTGATGACAGCACAGCGACTATTGCTCGATACTGGGAACTTAAACATGTTCCACCAGAGCATTGGATCGCTCACTCTTTTAGATGATTACAGAAGATGGAGAGATAGAGTCTTCATTGATGAGTTATTTAAGAGTGAATCACGAGGACAAAGTAGCGATTCACAAGGTGGATACTACTATCCAAATGGTAAGGCTAAAACAAACTCAACTACTCTAACTACTTATACAGCTACAGAATATGCTTCTGAGCGTTTCAAGTTCAATGTAAAAACTGACTTACTTGAAGTAGTTAAGAGTTTACGTAAGCGTCACGTTCCTGTTTTCGAGGACGGATATTACCGTTGTATCGCTGACCCTTCATTCATGAAGGATCTACGTGCAGATCAAGGCTTCCGTGAAGTTGCTCGCTACCCTGGTATGCCTGGACAAGGTTCGCCGTTAATGGGTGCAGGCCAACCTAACCAAGCTATATATGGTGGTGGACAGTTCGGACAAGCTCAGTTTGTCGCTGGAGAGCCAGTCATGCCAAGCGGTTTCGTCTTTGAAGGAGTAAGATTCTTCGAGTCTACCAACTTCCCAAGCAAGTCCATTACTGTCAATATTAATGACGGTGCTGGAGCTGTTTCACATACAACCCCTGCTGGTCTATTCTTCGGCCCTCAGGCTATAGGTGTAGGTATTGGTGGTCCAAACGCTCAAGTTCTAATAAATAATAATGATGACTTTAGTAGGTTTATCATTCTTATATGGCAACTTTATGCCGGCTTTGCGAACTTGAACAAGGACTTCATCACAACAGCCTTCACTGTATCTGAGTAAGGAGGCATCTAACTAATGGCAACATACAAGTCTTCAGCCGGTGCTATCCTTCAGCCTGGCAACCAAATAAATAGCCTTTCTGGCTATAACGATGAAGGTGTTTACGGACTACCAGGTGTTGAGGCATTTGAAGTAGTTGGCTACGTCAAGTTATCTAACCTTGCAGCTGACAAAGCTTCATACAAGAGCTTCAGCATTACCGTACCTTCTCCTGATCGCCGTGTTGGTGATCGTGTAAGAGATGATCGTACTTCCTTAGTTGTACAAGCAGACGCAACTCGTCCTGCATACGTCTATGGAGCATCACTTGCAATTGCAGATGATATCCCATCTGGTGGTGAACCATCATTCCCTGCTTCTCCTGTCACTTGTGGCATTGGTGGAACAGCGACTGAGCTTCTACTACTAGGTCCTGACAACTCTGGTGTACCTTTGGGTGTACCTGCTACTCAGGCAAACGGGTTAGCTGCTGCTTCTGCTTCATTAACAGTTGACGGTAGTGGTCTTATCGCCGCTGGTACATCTGCTGTAACTGCTGCAAAACTACCTTTCACAACTACAGTTAGTGGCACAATCGCTAATACCGATTTCGCTAACTCCATGTTCTACAAGGTTGTTGCGGATACTACATTCAAGATCTACAACGTTAACGCTATTACCAATACTACAATTACTGGTGATGGTATTTACATCAGTCAGGATGACTCTGATGCTAGTAAGGCTGCATATTTACTTGCACGCATTAACTATCTACGTCCTGCTGCTGCTGTATCTTGGAATGATGTTCAAGGTAAGATCGATTTCGCTTCTCAAGTAGGCGGTAACGATACATAATTCTTTAGGAATAGTTACTGAAATGGCGGGTCTTCTTGACCCGCTTTTTTATTGGTCTATTATTGAGGTATTTACCATGTGGCTTATGACATTGCTTGTAGTTCTTTTGATCCTCACTATGATTTTGTCACTTTCTATATATGTAACGAATAATTCTCATCCTAATCATCCTCGTTAGGTTTAGTAGGGTTATTCTCATAGACGAGAAATTAAACCTCGTTACATGTTGTATTTGTATAAAAAGACTGGGGAACTCCTAGAAGTTGTTTCACAGCATGGGGAAGGCATAAAAATGTGTCAAAATGCCGAAGAAGAAGTTATCTATGCTGATGAGGAAGATTTAGTTCCCCAAATCGATGCTACTAACGAGAAGATTAGAACAGAAGAACGTCTTACTGCAGAATTAAAGGCAGAAGGAGCTGATCCAGATAAGCCCACTGCAAGAGAGTCTTTTCCTGTTGATACTCGAATAAATATTAATACTGCCAGTGCTCGTCAAATAGCAGATCACTTACCTGGAGTAGGTTTAAAAACTGCTAGAGATATAAAAGATCTACAAACGTCATGTTCAGGGGAAAGATTTCAAAATCTAGAACAGTTGAAAGCAATAAAACGTGTTGATTGGGATACTATTTTTGAAGAAAACCTCGTTCGTGTAAATTAAGCCCCTGTTGAGAGGGGATGGTGGGGAGAACTTACTACACGTAAACTAGATATAGGCTTATTTATGGACTAGTTAATGAAGCTTGATACGTTTATAAAGTCTAAGATACGCTGGCACTTAGGTTATAACTTAACTTCAGTTCCTGCAGGTGATCAAGGACGATTAGAGGAGGCTATGGATAATGTCCAAGACTCTTTTTGGTATGACAAAATTGTTGAACAGGTAACTCGTTGTGATGAGGCAGAAAAACGTACCGATATGACAGGTACTGTTAATAATGACACAACTCCAAGAAGTAGAATTGAGTCAATTACTGGTGACGTTGAGAGAAATATATCAACTTCAGATTTCAAAGATACTTTAAAAACTTGGAATGGTATTTATTTGTATGAGACAGATCGTCTAGCTTTACATTTATATGTACCTAACTATAGGAATCCTGAACAAGCTAGGTATAGATTTAATAGAGAAGGTGCAGAATTTATTCAAGCATTACCTGGACCTGCTGATGTAGCTGTAGGTACCAGACTTCATTTAGAAACTAATTTTCGTTAATTATGTCAGAAATTAAAAACCTTACTGATTATGAGTTAAGAAATCTTCTTTTACAAGCAGGATGGGAAGAAAAGTCAGATGCCTATGAAACAATAGGTGATATTGTTCGTTTAATTAAAGCGGAGTCAAGTGGAAATCCTAGAGCAACTAATTTTAAATATCCAGATTATTCTTTTGGTTTAATGCAAGTAAACATGCTGGATGAACCTGGTTATTTATTAGGAGAAGAAAGACGTAAAAGATATAATTTACCTAATAATGAAGCATTGTTTGACCCTTTAACAAATTTAAAAGTTGCTAAAGGTATTTATGATCGTAAAGGAGGTCTCAAAGATTGGGGTGCATGGACTAGTGGTGCGTATAAAGATTATGATTACAACCCTGAACCACCTTTAGAAGAGAAAGCTGCTGAAGCTGTTAATCTTAGTGAGAATTGGTTAACTAAAGTCAGTCCCTTATTAGAAGGTCTAAAAAATATCAATCCATTTAAAAAAGAAGAGAAGAAGCCTACAGTTATTCCTCCTCTTCCTCCTATCCCAGACAATATGGGAAATCAGTGGGATAATTATTAATAAATCTTTTCCTGTTATTCTTAGTAATAGGTCAACTAAAAATTCATGGCTATAACTTATTTTCAAGATACGATTTGCTTTACAGAGACCTTAACGGCTCCAACAAATCCTAATACAGCATTAGAAGTAGCTGTTAATAATCTTTTCTCTACAAAGGATTATACTTTTATGGTTACTGTTGCCAGTGTAAATACCAACGTAGTTGTTAATTTAGAAGGAAGTATAGACGGAACGAATTATATAGCTGTTGTTGCTAATCAAACTATTTCATCAAACGGTACTACTCTTTACAATGTGACTGGTAAACCATTTAAGTGGTTACGTGCAAACTTTGTTAGTGAATCTGGTGGAACTGCAGCGGAAGTAACCTTCAGTATTGCGGCTGCATAAAATGTCTGTTAAACCAACTACTCGACTTGGGTATAGGAATTCAGCACGTCCACATAGATGGAGAAGTAGAGTACCTGGCGAAAGATTACAAGCAGCAACTAGTAGAAGTTTTAATACTCAAAGACCCTTTCGTATGGCAGGTTCTAGAGGAAGAATAACAGAAGCTGGGTTTTTAGATGCACCTCAAGGAATTGGTCCAGGTAGAACTATGCCTTCAGGTCAAGAATGGGAAACATTTCCTAACGATTGGGAAAGTTTTCCAAATGATTGGGAGACATTTCCTGCTGATTGGGACGTAGGAGGAGCTGTATCTGAAAGAGAGATGGAAGAATGGGGTTTGATATAAAGCCACTGCTATAATAATTTTAAATCTATCTGTAAATAACCGTGTCCAGTAGTAGTTCAAATAAACAACCTTTAATGGTAGATCGTCCAGCGACTTCATCTACCCTTTTAACTACTGCAAGTGGCGGTAACTTTCAAACCAGTGGTGTTGGGTTAATACCAACAGCTGTTGGTAATGCTACAAAGATTTTTGATTGTGATTCTGGATTAACAGATACTTCTATTAGTGGTGCATATATTGATGAGATTTGGCTAAGACATACTATGGAATCTGATACAGCAGTTGCAAATGGTCAGAATTATCTCTCTGGAACATATGCAGCTAATTCTACAAGTTGTGTTGTTACTTCTGCAACAGGTGTACATCGTTTCCATGTAGGAGATAAAGTTTATTTAAACTTCACTACTTGGAGTAGTGGTTCAGTACCAATTGATGGTGAGCATACAGTATCAGCAGTAACAGACACTACATTTACAGTTACTATTCCTTCACAAGGATCAGTTACTGGAAATGTATCCTTTTACGATAATACTGTTATAGCTTTTTATCTTGTTGAAACAGGAACAGTAACAAATACTAATCAATTTTTCCCTTTATTTGTAGCTTATGCCAAAGCAGCAGGACAGAATTGCAGCACATTAAGCTTGACACAACAACAAGTACTTCCCTTTATAAATCACCCAACGGTACAAGCCGGTGCTAATTTCGGTGGTGCTAATACAGCACATGCTCCAAAACAACGTGGTTTGATGTTAAAAAGAGGTCAAGCACTATATGCAGCTGTTGAAGGTACTACTGCACTAACTAACGGTTTTTATATAAATGTTCAAGGTGGTTTTTATTAAATATTTATTATGGCTTTTGGGATTAATTCCTTTAAGAATGTTAATGATAATGTTTCAAGAGGATTAGGGAAAAAGTCTCAATTTAATAGAGCACAAAAAACTTGGTCTACAGGAGAAGGAAGAGGGGAGGTTTCTTTTTATAATACTGATTCATTATGGTCTCGTTGGAGACGTGGGTACGAGTTATATAGTGCCATTCAAACTTATTTCGGTTCTACTGCATCGGAAAGAGAAAAGAGAGGAGATTATAGAGTTTATTTTTCATTTCAACAGTTTCCTGGAGTATTTATTCCTGCACGTATATTTACTTTTCCTTCTTCTAATCAAGAATTAGGAGAGCAGTTAGTTGGAATGAGAGATGCTGACTCATTTAGCTTTTATGATAAAGGATTACCTATAAGATCAGTAAGATATTTAGGTAATTCTGTAAGCGGTACCTACAGTCAAAACGGTACTACTGTTTATATCACTAAAGCTAATCATGGATTAAGAGTAGGTGAAAGTATTTGGGTAGATTATCAAACAGGGTCTGGTGTAGATGAAACAGCGACCATTGTTGCAGTTACAGATAATGTTATTGGTTTTGTGTCTGCTACATCGTTAACTACTTCAGGAAATGTTATTTATTATCTATCTACTACGTTTGGAGATTCTCGTTGGACAACTACAAGGGTAGGTTTATCTTGGCTTCCAACAGAGGTAACTTTTTTAGAAGGAGAACGTTTAACAGATAGGATCGTTGAAAAAGACATAGGAATTAGTGGTACTTATTCTCGTAGTGGAAGTGTTGTTACTCTTAATGGTTCTTCGGCACATGGTTTAACTACTGGTAATAGTGTTTATGTTAATTTTGGTGCTCCATCATCTGGTCTTCAGGTATTAGATGGAGTTTATGTAGTTACAGTTACAAGCGCTACTCAATTACAGATAACGACAATTGCTAGTGGTGCATCTGCTGGATCTTACGTTGTTACAAGAAGAATTAGAGGTAGAAGATATGACGATTACGTTGGTTATACACTTACTGGTATAGATACAACTACTAAAGAATTAATTTTTCAAAGGAAGGATAGTTATGGTGCAAGCACTACTGATAATAAGACTGTTACTACAGTTCCAGCACATAGGGGTTTTGAATCTTTTGATAGTAATAATAGATATCGTTTTTTAACAACTGACTTACGTTGGCAGTGTTCTTGTCAAGATTTTTCTAGACGAGATAGTTATGATTTATACAGTGAATTATCTAAAAGGCGTTTTCCTACAACATCAGTAAGATCTACAAAACCAGGACAGGTTCTTGAAAAAGATAATACTATAAAAGATCAAAGAGATATACCAGGTACTTTTAGAGATTTAGGTTTTGTTACTATAAATAATTTTTATAAATTACCAGATTACGAAGATACAAAGGATACATCTGTTCAAAATTTAATGTATTACCAGCTTCGTTGGTGTAAACATATTTATGCGGCAATGTTCGCATTAAACCATGATGAAGGTAATGATCCTATTGATTTATATGCTCAATATCAGCAAGTAGGACCAAATATTGAATTTTTTGTAAGCGAAGGTCACAATTTACAAGTTAATACAAGAGTTCAAATTACATTTACTTCGGGTAGTGCTGAATCTGGAGATTACATAGTTACAAATATAATTGATGATCGATATTTCAATTGTGTATATCCTTTTTCAAACCCAACAGAGGGATATTGCACTATCACAAATTTGAAAAAGCATAGTTTTGTTAAACAATGGTTATTAGAACCAAATGATAAACCAGTAGGAAATGGTTTAATTAGTTTTGAAAAGCGTTTTGAGAAAGAGAAGGAAAAACTACAATCATCTGTTGAATTAGCTTTACTTGGAAGGCAATCTACTCAATGGTCTGGTCAAAAAGAAATAAAAGGTAGTTTTGGTAATGCACAATCTGTAGCTGATTTCGATCCATCTATATTAAGTATGACTCTTACGGATCAAATACGTAGGAATGAAGAAGGAAGATTAAGTAGAAGTGGTAAGCAGGCTAATAAGACTAATAGGATGGTTACTTTAGTTAATAAATTATTTAATCAAGTACCTACTTTGTTACAAGATATAAAAATAGGTATTATTAATAAGCCTTTAGATGAATATACAGAAGATTTTGAATCTGGAGTGATAGATGCAGGAGAATATCTTAATGGAACTCCTACAGAAGCTTCCAATTCTGTTAGTACAATTGATTGCAGTACTTATTCACCTTTAACTTCTCAAGATACTCTTATTGATACTAATCAATATTTGAATTAAACTTAAAATATGGCTGTACAAATTCTTTCTCGTCGTTCTAGTGTATTACAAGACCGCCCTTACCCTACCCGTTTGGGTGCTGCTGAGTTGGCTATTAATTATCATGCAGATGAGCCTGGACTCTTTTTCATTGATAATACAGCTTCTCCTTCAACAAAATTAATAAAAGCAGGACCAATTTCAATTGGATCTTCTGCACCAAATAGCTCTGCTGCTGGTTATGCATCTTTATCTAAAGGGGAATCTTGGTTAGATACAACAAATGTTCCTTTATATAAGATATATGATGGTTCAGCTTGGCAAATTCCTAAAGCCGTTGTTTCTAAAGGTGCAGGTTATCCATCAAGTCCTGTAGATGGAATGCTTCATTATAATGAATCTACAAGCGCACTCTACATATATAACCTTGCTACGACTACATGGGTAGCTGTTTAATGGTGACTTAGTAGATGATCTAAGATTCTATCTAATTTAGTGTGTACTGCTTGCATTTCTCGTAAGAAATCTTCTTTCAAAACGTAATCACAGACAACTTTATTGTTTAAATTGTCAATATCACGTTCTAAAGAGTCAAATCTTTTATCTAATTTTCTATTAAAGTTACTTAATGCTCGTGTTAAGCCTAAAAAAGCCCCTACGCTTCCTGAAATAACAGCAGCAATGACTTCTGGTTCCAATTTCTTACCTTTTTTCTTTATTCTACGAGAGTTTACAATTTAAAATATTAAATAGTAACGGTTAAATACATGGCAACAGGATATGAACCCAATTTAGAGGGTGCAGTAGCAGTTTTAGTTGATTTAATGACTGCTAATGAATTTACAATGACAAGACAACCGTATGAACCTAATTATCGAGGTCTAGTAGACGCAATAATTGATTTAAAAGACGGTTTTCCTGTTTTTTCTCCAGCTCGTGTTGGTTTTGATGTCACAACTTTTCAAGATGTCGCAAATGGAGACGCTTTATACATGAGATCTTCTGATGGGAAGGTAGGGAAAGCAAGTGCAGCAGATGGAACACTTGAAAACGCTCAAGTTGTCGGTTTTGCTGATTCAACGGTATCTTCAGGTGGTCAAGTAAAGGTTTTAGTTGCTGGTATTAAAACAATGCCATCTACAATCGACCCAGGAGACACTTATTTCTTAAGTGCTACAACCGCAGGTGAAATAACAACAACAGCACCTTCAGGAGCAGGGAAAGCCGTTACGAGAGTAGGAGAGGGAGCTACTACAAGTGTATTTAGTATTTATGTTGAACCACCTGTACTTATTCAATCATAATGTCTGGTACAAGTAATTATTCTCCATATGCTCCTAATTCTCAGGGTTTCACAGAGGCACTTGTAGATTTAAAGGATACTTTGGCTGGTAAAACAGTCTATTCTGTTGCTGGTTTTGAAGCACTGGCATTTGAAAACGTCACTCAAGGACAACCTTTATATTCTCGAAGTAGTGATGGAAAAGTTGGTATTGCAACATCTCAAGGAACAGTTGATCAAGCTCGTGTAGTTGGTTTTGCTCAAACCTCGAAGAACACAGGAGAAAATACTAGATGTATTACTTTAGGAGTATTAACAACGTCTGGTTTAGATGCTGGGGAACTATATTATTTAGGTGTTGGTTCTATTACGACGACAGCTCCTAGTACAGATGGACATTTCATAACTCGTGTAGGAGAGGCTATCACTCCTGCTTCTTTAGCTATAAAAATTGAACCACCTATGGAGGTTGGTTAAACGGTAGTGATAGTAGGATAGATAGATAAAATCAACGGTTCATTTAAGCCTGCTTGATGAATTGATTTAAGGTAAAGGATGGCAACAAGAAAGTCCCTTGTCATTGTTGGTGGCTTATTCCAAGAGTTAAATACTTCTGCGGATAAGCTAGATTTCGGTGGCAATACATCTGCAGATTTAGCTGAAAATACGAATCTTTACTTCACAGATGCCAGAGCTAGAGCAGCTATCTCTGTAACTGATAGTGGAGGAGGAGGAAGTTTAGCTTATAACAACACATCTGGTGTTTTAACTTACACTGGTCCATCTTCTAGTGATATAAGAGGTGAAATAAGTGTTGCTTCTGGATCAGGTTTAACTTATGACTCAGGTACGGGTGAGTTAGATACAGATGCAATACCTAACGCTCAATTAGCTAACAGTTCATTAACAATAGGTAGTACTTCTGTAGCACTAGGTGCAACTGCCTCAACAATTGCAGGTTTAACTTCATTAACAGCTACCACACTTTATTCTGGTACTGCTGAAGCAGCTAATGCAATATCTATTGGCAGTGGAAATATTATTTTTGAAGGGTCAACAGCTAATAATTACGAGATAACTCTTACAGCAGCTGATGCAACTGCTGATCGGACGTTAACACTACCTGATTCCACAGGTACTATTTTAACTACTGGGTCATCAATACCAAACAGTTCTCTTGCTAATAGTGCAGTAACTATAGGAAGTACTTCAGTATCATTAGGAGCTACTGTAACTACATTTACTGGTGTTACTTCGCTAACTGCAACTACATTAATAGGAACCACTCTACGCTCAGGTGCTGTAGATGCAGCAAATTCAATATCTATTGCTAGTGGAAGTATAGTTTTTGAAGGTGCAACTGCTGATGCTTATGAAACAAGTTTAGCTGTAACGGATGCGACTGCGGATCGTACAATAACTTTCCCAGATGCCACAGGTACAGTTGCTCTTCTTGGTTCATTAAGTGTAGCTGCTGGTTCAGGTTTGTCTTATAACTCAGCTACGGGTGCATTTGGAACAAGTTCTATACCTAATGCTCAATTAGCTAATAGTTCAGTGACAATTGGTAGTACGTCAGTTGCTTTAGGAAGTACAGCATCGACATTAACTGGTTTATCATCTTTTACTTGTAGTGCTATTGTTACTGATGACTCTGGATTTAGAGTAAGGGATAATTCAGATAATACAAAACAATTAGCATTTGAATGTTCAGGTATAACGGGTAGCACGACTCGAACGTTAACAGTTCCTGATTCTGATGGAACTATTGCGTCAGAAAGTTTTGCTACTGCGATTGCAGTTGCATTAGGATAGGCTTATGTCAACACAAGTACAATTCCGAAGAGGAGACCAAACAGAAACCAATGCTTTTAAAGGAGCGTTAGGAGAAGTCACTGTTAATACAGATAGTCGATCTCTTATAGTTCATGATGCTTCCTTAACAGGTGGCTTTGAAGCAATGAGAAGTGATGCCTGGAATTCATATTTACAACCAGGTAGTACGTCTCGATGTGCATTAAAATTCTCTGGAGATGAAAATACAGGTTTAATTAGACCTTATAATCATGCAATGTCTTTTGTTACAGATGGGTCCACTCGTCTTACAATAGATGGAAATGCAGTTACGGCTGCTGGGAACGTTGTTGTTTCTGGAAACTTAACTGTAGCTGGGTCTCTTGATTCAGATGACAACCTCGCATTAATTGTTGCTTTAAGCTGATATGGCTAATACCTTCAAAATGGCTACGAAATCTAGCGTAGTTACAGACGCAGTTAGTAGCGCTAACTCCAATGTCTTAACGGCTGGAGGCTCTTCCACGTTAATTCTTTTAAGTGTATTAGTTTCTAATAAAGGAAGTAATACTGCAAATGTAGATGCTTATGTTGTAACGAATAGCGGAGATGATGTTTATTTGCTAAAAGGAGTACCTATACCTGCTGGTTCTTCTCTTGAGTTAATTAGTGGAAGTAAAATAATAATGGAAGCAAGTGATGTTTTAAGAATAAGAGCTGATACAGCTACTACCTTGGATGCAACTGTAAGTTACCTCGATCAGACTTAAAATTATGCCATTAACTGTTGTTGGACAACTTAGTGAAATTCAATCTCAATTTACTGGAATTAAAGATGAGATTGATAAACAGTTTGATAAGACTATTCTTGCGTTAGAGGATTCAAGTTGGTCTATTATCAGACGTAAGCGTGATTTCTTATTACGTACATCAGATTGGACGATGACTCCAGGTTGCACTGTTGACCAGTCAGCTTGGGCTGCATATAGACAATCGTTAAGAGATATTCCTCAAACATTTAGAGTAGATGGATTTGATAAGGTTGTTTGGCCTACAGCTCCATCTACAAAAGGCCCACATACGACGTAATTCCTAAATAAGGGGCGAATACAATAGAAGATAAATAAGTTTCTAAATACAAATGTATATTGGGTACGATCTGCAGACAGCTGTTCCTGGTTATCTGATTATTGATGATATAAGTTCTGGGTTTAATGGAAGTGCTACTTCTTTTGCATTGTTAGTAGGAGGTGTTAAACCAACTCCCATGCCTGCATCTCCACAGCAGGTTTTGATTTCTGTTAACGGTGTCGTCCAAGAACCAGATCCAACTGGTAGCGCAGGTTTTACAATTACAGGAGACAATATTGTATTTAGTTCTGCACCAACTAATGGTCATGCCTTTTTTGGTATTATTTTAGCAGGAGCCGATTACGCTAACGCTGGAGGAGAGTTCCCTGATGGAACTATTGCAGCTCCTAGTTTTACATTTGCTAATGATAATGATACAGGTTGGTTCCGTGAAGGTTCTGGTTCTGTTGGTTTTAGCGCTAACGGTAGTCAGATTTTAAACTATGATGGTAATGGTTTAAATTTTGTCGATAGTAAAAAGATACAACTTGGTGCATCGAGTGACCTAAAAATCTATCATGATGGGACCAACAGCATCATAAACAATAATACTGGTGATCTTTATATTCAAACAGATGGTAATTTAAAAATAGAAGCTAAAGATGGCGGCAATGACATGATCCATGCCATTCCAACTGGTCAAGTTGAACTTCATTACAACGGAACTAAGCGGGCCGAAACTACAAATACGGGCTTTTCAGTTGCAGGAAATATTGATATTACTGGTTCTATAGGACTAACCGATAGTGAAAAAATTGAATTAGGAACTGGGCAGGATTTTAAGCTTTATCACGACGGGACTAACTCTTATATTCTTAATAATACTGGGAATATAAGAATATTTAGTGATCCTAGTAATGAAGCTATTAGTATTGTTTCTGCTGGTGCGGTTAGCATTTCACACGCAAATGCCGTTAAACTAGCGACTACTGCGACTGGCGCTACGATAACGGGCGGTTTGTCTGTTGGTGCAGTAACAGCGACTGGATTAGTAACAGCGACTGGATTATCATGCTCAGGTTATGCAGATTTCACTGGTCTTCTCTCTGAAGCGTGTACTGTTACTGCTGGTAAGTTATCGGATAATACCAACTTGAATGTAGAGAATGGTAACGTCTTCTTGTTCACCACACAAGAAACTACAACATGTACTCCAAATTTACGTTGGAATGGAAGTACGACATTAAATAGTAAAGTTAATGTAGGTGACATGATTGCTATAACTGTTATCACTACTGCAGCAGCAGGTGGTTACAGTGCTCAATTAACAATAGATGGTGCCGCAGTAACAGAGAATTGGGTAGGAGGAAGTGCTCCAAGTGCTGGAGGAAGTAGTGGTAAAGACATTTATAGTTACACTATTGTTAAAACTGCTGACGCAACATTTACAATTATAGGTAATTTAGTCAAAACATCTTCATAAAGATAGATGTTTGAACTTAATCCTAAGAAAGAAGCTCCTATGGCAGCGATGGAAGGGTTAGGAGGGGGAGCTAATAGTCTTTTATTTAATCATACTCCTAGAGTTTATGCAGTTGGCCAAGTTGTTTTTGATGGTAATAATACCAACGCTACTTGGACGGTTCCTGCTAATGTCTACTCAATAAGTGTTGTTGCTGTAGGAAGAGGTGATGGAGCACAAGCTATGGGTGCTTGTGCTGCTGCTGGTTTAGCGTATGCCAATGATATTCCAGTAACTCCTGGTGCGACGTTAACGTATACCACATATGCAGCTGCGTTTGCCGGTGGTGGATCGTCTACAAGTGGACAATCAACATTATCAGGACCTGCTTCAGGTGGCCAAGCTGCTTGGACAGTGAACGGTCCAAGCGCACATCACGGTACTGCTACGGCTGGACATTTTACAGGTAATCCAGGCTCATCAAGAAATGGGCAAAAAGGTGGAAGTGGTGTAAGTTATCAAACTGGATGGGGAGGAGCTTATAGCATGGCTGGAGGAGGCGGTGCCGCCGGTTATTCTGGTGATGGTGGTACAGGTGTTGTTATTTCAGCAGGTAATGCAGGTGCAGGAGGAGGTGGAGGAGCTGGTGGAGGTGAAAGTATATGGGGTGCAACCGGTGACTATGCAGGTGGAGGTGGAGGTGTAGGTCTCTTAGGTCAAGGTTCTAATGGAGCCGGTGGTTCAAATCCAGCAGGAGGTGGAGGTGGAGGTTCAGGAGGTTCTGACGGCGCAACAGGAACAAGCTCTCCTGATACACCAGGAGACGGAGGTAATTATGGTGGAGGTGGTGGAGGATATGGAGGAGGATATAATCATACTAAGGGAGGAGGTGGTGGTATTAGAATAATTTACCCAGGTCACGAAAGACAGTACCCAAGCACACGTACAGCAGACGAGTAAACGATTATGAGCACTCCTTTTGTTGAATACACTGATGAAAAAGGTGTTAAAACTAAATTAGAATTTACCGAATCTATGACACGTGGAGAGTTTATAGATTTTTATTATGACTACATTAGGAAGCATGATCCTTGGGTACCTAAAGTTAAAGGTTGGAAGAGAGGATAGAATGCCAAAAATTATATATACTGATAGCAATAAGAATAAGTATTCTCTTGATTTAACGAATCGAGGTATTGGTAAGTTCCTAAGACCAACGGAACAAGAGATTGCTGATTTTTATGAAAAGTATATAAAACAGCATGACCCAGCAGCGTCGGAATAAACTTGCAGTAATAGGAGCTGGTAATGCTGGTTGTATAACAGCTTTACATTTTAATTATTATCAACCAGATTTAGAAATCGATTTATATCATGATTCTGAGAACCATCCAATTGAGTTAGTAGGACAAGGTACTACGATTCCTGTTGCAGAATTGTTATCACTTGCTTTAGATTCTAATTGGTTTGATAATAAAATTGGAGCTACATTAAAAACAGGTATTTTATATAAGAATTGGGGGAAAAAGAAAGATCAAATTTTCCATGATTTTTGTTCAATGGGTAATGTATCTATTCACTACACCCCTAAAAAATTAAGTGATGCTGTTTTATCTAGTCGGAAGTTTAATATTATAGAACAAGAGATAAAAGATCCAGAAAAAGAAATTGATGCTGATTTCATTATTGATTGTAGAGGTAAAAAAGTTATAGATAAAAATAGTATCGATCCTCTTGTTAATCCTATTAATTCAGTTCTACTTGCAAGCTTACCAAAAAAAGAATTAAAGTGGACTGAAGCAGTAGCTACTCCTAATGGTTGGACGTTTGTAGTACCGACTGAGGATAAATCGAGTCTTGGCTATTTATATAATTCAGAATTAACTTCAAAAGAAAATGCAATAACAGATTTTCAAGAACGTTTTGGTGTAGGAGACATTGAACATAATATGAAATTTGACAATTATTGTTTAATTAATCCATTTGTTGGCGAAAGAACTTTAGTTAACGGGAATGCATGTGCGTTTATTGAGCCTCTTGAAGCAACTGCTACAGGTTTATATTTATATATTGCGAGGGTTGGTTATGATCGTTTTATTAATAAAAAAAATATTCCTACATGTTTGAATTTAATACATAAGGAAGTTGATACCATTAAAAATTTTATTTTATGGCATTACAAAACAGGTTCTAAATTTAATAGTCCTTTTTGGTCTTACGTCGAAACTATACCGTTTACTGAAATCAAAGCACCTACAGGTGATGAGGTGTATGGTCAATGGCAGGAAAAATCTTTTAGAATATGGAAGGATAATACTTACGATATTAAATAAACAGTAAGATTAAACTAGAGAAAAACAAGACGTTTATATGTCTGATATTAACCCCATAAAACAAGCACCTGTACAAGGCATGACAGGTTTAAGTGGTGGTCCTGCATCTTTATTACTTACACCTCCAATACCAATTGTTCCTGTTTACGTAGATGAAGTTTTTGCAACAGATACATGGTTTGGTAATTATGATGTAAGTCCCGCAGCAATAACAATAAATAATGGAATCGATATCTCTGGAGAGGGAGGTTTAGTTTGGACTAAGAATAGAAATTATGCCAATTCTCATCAGTTATATGACACTGAAAGAGGTGCAACAAAACCACTATATTCCAATTTAAACAATGGTGAAGGGGGTAATAATGTTTTCAGTGCCTTTAACTCTACTGGCTTTAATTTAACTGCAGGTACTTGGGGTACTGATGCTCTTAATGGTGATTCTGATCATACTTTTTGCTCATGGACATTTCGTAAGCAGAAAGGATTCTTTGATATTGTTACTTACACCGGAAACAATACTGCGAGAAACATAACTCATTCTTTGGGTAGTGTTCCAGGGTTGATCCTACTAAAAGCAACCAGTGCTGCAGATTGGGTTGTTTACCACGTTTCGGCAGGTAATCAAGCTGCAGGTGCTCTTAATAGTAATGCTGCTTTTTATACAAGTAACGCAACTATTTGGGATAGTACGACTCCTACTGCCACAACTTTTAGAGTCGGTGCTAATGCAAATACAAACGCTAATGGAACTAATTATGTTGCTTATATTTTTGCTAACGGTGCTACGGGATTTGGAGATGACGTAGACCAAAGCATAATAAAATGTGGATCATGGACAGGAAATGGGAATGCTACTGGACCTGTAGTTAATTTAGGTTGGGAACCGCAATTTATTTTATTTAAGAATAAAGATGGTGGTAATAACTGGGGGATGCATGATACTACACGAGGAATTTTCAATGGCGGTCAAAATGATCCTTACATTATGCCTGATGCTAATTCTGTAGAAGATGCTGGTTACGACGCTTTTGATTTAAGTGCAACAGGGTTTCAAGTAGTGACTGCAAATAGCTTTTGGAATACAAGTGGAAATGACTATATCTACATGGCAATTAGAAAACCTGACGGATACGTCTCCAAGTTACCAACTGCTGGTACTCAAATTTTCAGTTTAGGTGCGGCAAGTACAAGTGCAACTCTTGGACCAAGTATATCAACAGGCTTTAGACCTGATTTAGTTTTTGCTAGAAGAAAAGATACTTATGGCCATTGGGAGATAGGAACAAGAATGAATGGAACAAAAATCGTTACTTTTACTAATGATGACGACGAGACTACGCAAGCTAATTTCACATGGGATCATTCCACTGGTGCATATAAAAATAATTCAAATTCTGATTTCTTTGGTTGGGCAACAAAACTAGGTAGGCATTGCGATATTGTTCAATACGTTGGAACGGGATCAAATCAAAATATCGCTCATTCTCTAGGTTCAGTTCCAAAAGCAATCATCATTAGGCCAAGAGATGCTGGTGAAAATAATTGTCGAGATATTGGCTATCATTTTGGAAATATTAATACTGCCGCTAGTAAAAATGCAGCTCATAGATATTACTCAATTACTTGGGGTTGGTATGAAGATAGTACGACTACGTTTAATGATACATTACCAACTTCAACAGTATTTACTGTAGGTACATCTGCAAAAACTAATACATCTGGAAAACTTTATACCGCTATTTTATTCCAAGACATTGAAGGACTGGTAAAGGTAGGATCAGCTAATTATGATGGCAATGGAAACGCCGCTGTTGCACAGGATTGTGGATTTCAGCCTCGTTGTGTAATGGGTCTTGGCGGTGGAACTTATCCGTTTTCTGCTCCTGTTATAGACACAGTAAGGGGAGTACTTCCTCCACCAGGAAGCGCAATAGGAGAAGAAACGGATACTTATTCACCTGCAGAAGAAACATGGACAGCTCCTGCAGGTGTTACCTCTATTTCAGTACTTTGTATTGGTGGAGGAGGATCATCAGGATCGTCTAGAAACGGTCCAGGAGGTGGTGGATTAGGTTGGAAGAATAACATCACAGTGGTTCCAGGCACTAGCTATGCATATCGAGTAGGGGCTGGAGGACCTGCGGGTGCAAGTGGAACGTCTGGAGGAGATACTTATTTTAAAGATGCAGGTGGAACCATCATTGTAAAAGGCGGTGGCGGTGGAGGAGCTGGCTCTACTGCTGGAGGAACTTATACAGGAGATGGTGGTGGAAGTGGAGGAGCTGGTGGAGCAGGAGAAACTGGTTGGGGTTCATCCAAAAGAGGTGGAGGAGCAGGAGGTGCTGGAGGTTATAGCGGTGCTGGTGGTGCTGGAGGCACAAGTGGAAATGGTTCTGCTGGTTCAGGCGGCGGCGGTGGTGGAGGTGCTTTTGGAAACGGGGGTGCTTCAGGTTATACAAATGGACGTGCAGGAGGTGGTGTAGGTATGTATGGAGAAGGATCTAGTGGTGCAGGAGGAGGCTTTGTTACATCTGGAAGTACTACGTATCCACAAGAAGGAGAGCCAGGAAGTGGTGGAACAAATAATGGAGTCTATAACGGTGGAACCCAAGGAGGAGGAGGAGCCAGCGGTGTAAAGATTTCAAATAATAACTACAATGGTAGTGAAGGAGGAAGAGGAGGAATAAGAATTATCTGGGATAATGTAAATACACCTACGTGGCCAAGTACAAATCTAGGAGACAGAGTAAAAGATAAGCTCTTAGACTTAATGTATCAAAGCTCAGAAACTGATATGAATGTTCTTACAATTAATACAGATGGTTTTACATATGCAAGTAGTATAAATGCCAGTTCCAGTTATCGTTATAACTATATTGCTTTTAAATAACAGTAAAGTAAAATTATATAATTCAGTATATTAGTTTTTAAACCCATGCCACAAGTTGTATACACTGATTCAAGTAATAATAAATATACTCTTGATTTGACAAATCCTACAGAAAAGGAGCTTGACGAATTTTATGAAAAGTATATTGAAAAGTACTATAAACAGTTATCCTCATAGTTAGTTTGATATATGGGAGAATATTATTTAGTGATTGTGTGATGCCATGCCAAACGCAACTGTTGAATACATTGGGGACGATGGTGTAACTCGTAAGATGGAATTTACAGAAGATATAGAACCTAGAGCTATAACCAATTTCTTTGAAAAATATCTTGAGCGACACGTTCCAAAACGTCAATTAGAGTCTTTTGATTTTTAATAGGTGAGTAAGCCGTAAAATAAGAAGTGATATTGATTTAATTGAGTAGATATGACAGATTTAGCGCCACTTAAGCTATTAGCTGCAGGAGGAAGTGGAGGAGAGGAAACTTATCAATACCCAGAAGAGGTTTATAACGCTGAATTATATGCTGGAGGTCAATGGTATGAACCAGAAGGTGTAGGTGTAGGTGTAGTGGCATATGGAACTATAACGACTTCAAATACAAATCCATATGATACCAATTATGACAGGGATGGTTTTTATTCATCAATATTTAATGGAACAGGACAATTACAGTTAGTACAGAGTACTGAGCATATGAACGATGTTACTGGAGGTTCTTTCTTTGTTAGTTTTTGGATGAAGACTGATGTTTATTCTCAAGAAAGCAGTGAAGATCGTACAATTTTCGTTCAGGATACTGGCATTGGAGCAAATTATGCAAACAAGATAAAAATAGGTATAACATCAGCTCAAAAGATAGCAGTATTTAAAACAATAGATCTAGGTGGTACGCCTATTATTACATCCACGACTAGTGTATGTGACGATGCTTGGCATTTTGTTCATGTATGTAGAGCAAAAGATGAGACAACTGTACGTTTATTTATTGATGGGAACGCAGATGGTACTGCTACAGAGTCTACTTCGTTTGGAACAGTTAATGTCAATGCCTACGGACCCAAGCCTGCTATAGGTTCTGCTCGTAATCAAACGGGACGTTATTCAGGTTCTTTACACCAAGTTATGTGGAGTTTTTCTCAGAAAGGTACCGAGAACAGTGCAGATATTAAAACTTCTAATTACACAGTAAGTACTTCTTGGCCACAAAATATGTATTATTTAGGCTATTACATGGCGTGTAGTTCTTCAGGTAATCAAAAAGTAAAAGCATGGTCAAATAGAAAGGTATTAGGACCTCGGATAAAAGCTTATCCAAATATGTTGACTTGGGTTAAAAGACAGAATACAGAAAGTACGGGTAATGCAGATCAGTGGCCAGTAATGTCAGCTAACATATTAAATATATATGGATACGATATACTTTATCCCGCCAATGCTGTAGATAAAGCTACTGATACTTACAGTTTTAGAACTTATAATACTTACACGGATACTTCAACTACTACAACAAAAAGAGATTATATTGTTGGTAAAGGTCATATTGTAGGTAGCTATGAGACCAAGACAGGAGAAGATAAGTTTTCATACATAGCCCGTACTCTCAAACCAGCAAAAGGTTTTTGTGACATCCTTACTTACGAGGGAACAGGTTCTTCTCAAACAATAAATCATAATTTAGGTTGTAATATCGGATTCATGCTTATAAAAGACGTCGATGCTGATGTTGGTTGGGTAGCTAAACATGTTAATCATTCAGGAGCAGATTACTATCAGCGTTTTGATGAGCATGCAAATCAAATTTCAGATTCAACTTTATTTAACAGTACTGCTAATACGTCTACTCAATTTACTGTTGGTACAAGTGCGCTTACAAATACTTCTGGACACACCTATGTAGCGATACTTTTAGCTGCTGGGGATGATGCAGCGTCTTCAGTTTGGGGTCCATCTTCAAATGAGAAGATGATTAAATGTGGTTATTACAATGGAAATGGTTCTACAACTGGACCTATTGTAGACGTTGGTTTTGAACCAACTACTCTTCTTATTAAAGGGTACTCAATAACTGGAAATAGTGGTACTTCGTATTGGATGCTATTTGATGAAACTAGAAAATTTGAAGCTAGACAAGAAGGTAGAGTTTGGATTGAATATAACGAATGGTGGGATAAAGTTGAAAGCGTAGGTGTTCAACAGAGTCGTACTGGTTTCCAATTAAGAAGTGATACAACAAATTTCAATGAAAATAACGGTGTCTATTTATATGTAGCTATCCGAGGACCAATGAGAACACCTAGCGCTGCTAATGGTGATAAACCTTCTCATTTCTTTAATGCTTCGTATAGTAAAGCTGATACTAGTGATGTAAAAGGAACATTCCCTGGTGCAGAAAACGCACCTAATTTCCAAGCTGACTTTGCGATGCACCGTCAACCTGCTACTAGTTCTTATCAATATGTACAAGCTAGAAAAAGTGGTTATTATTATCGAGCAACAAATCATTCTAGTGCTCTAGATTCCAGTGGAGTTTGGTCGCAATTTGCGGTTGAGCCAGGTTTTGGTACTGACTGGGCTACTACATATTTTGCTTGGATGTGGAAACAAGCTCCAGGTTTAATGCGTTGTGAATATTACGTAGGAAATGGTTCAAATCGCAATGTAACTCATGATTTAGGGGTTACTCCAGAAATGATAATGATTTGGAGGTTAGGACCACAAGGTACTCCTGAATATACAATATATGGTCATAAAGGTTTGAATGCTGGAACGAACCCTTGGCAATATTGGCAATATGCACAATTTGGCCTTGCAGATTACAGTTATGGCAACGTTGGGTGGAATAACACAGCACCAACATCTTCTGTATTTTCTCTTGGTACTAGTTCGAATACCAATAAATCAGGTGACGAGTATGTAGCAGTATTATTTGCTAGTCTTGCTGGGTTCCAAAAGGTAGGTTTTTACCAAGGAAATGGTAGTGCTGGACACACAATAGATTGTGGCTTTACTACTGGTTCTAGATATGTAATGATTAAAAATACTAGCGCAGCAGGTAATTGGAAACAATATGATACGACACGGGGTTTAAGTTCTAGTGTTTCTATGAATTGCAATGCAAATGATTATACTGCTCAAACTGATGATGATTTCCTAAGACAACATAATAGCGGATTTCAATTAAATGGTAGTGATAATGAAGTTAATGGAAATGGCTATAACTATATCTATTTAGCTGTTGCAAACGATCCTACTTAAGTATTAGGGGTTCATACAATTAGACAGTTCTACGTTTTCTGATTATGCAAAAAATAATCAATGTACTTTCTATTTCGGCTTTCGTTA